TTAGCAGCGGATTCATGGATAGGTTTTAATTCACCCCCAATTAATACATTATATTGAGCATTAATAAAATCAATATGGCCGCTCCAATTTGTTGTAATTACTGGTTTACCTGTAATTGCTTGTTCTAATAGGGGGCGACCAAAGCCTTCTCCTTTAGTAAAGGATATAAACGCCTTAACTTTAGGATCATTATTTAATTTATTAAGTTCATCATTGGTAAATTCACCATGTAATATGTAAATGTTAGGGAGATTTTCTTTATTAGTAAATTCATTTCTAATTTTTCTAATATCTTTAAGAATATCTTCTTTATCTAATAAACTATAATCAACCTTATTAGTTTTTAATAGTAGAGCGGGTTTAATACCTTTCTTATTAAAAGTTTTAAGGAAAGTTCTAATCATAGTAGCAACATTTTTTCTATCTTCACCAAATTTACCAGGTAACCAATGACCCGTAAATAAGAAACAAAAACTTTCATCTATATTGTTAAGTAATCCTGATTTATTAGGTTCTTTAAAATATACCCCGGTATCTAACCCTTCGAATAATACTTCAATAGGTTTATCGAGTTTAATTTGATTAATAGGGTTACCTTGTTTATCATTTTCAGTAAATTGAACTTGACTAAAGGTATCCTTAGTAAATTGGGAAGATACAAGATTCAAATCCATATTATTCATTCCCTTAATAAAATCAGGGGGTGGAACTGTTGATTCAATACCTGCAGTAACACCAATATTATACTTACCTACTTTTTGGAATTCATTAGGAATACTGATTTGCATCCAAATTTCGGGTTGTTGGGTAATTTCATTTATAAAGCGTGAACGCAGTTTATCACTTTTATCTAAAAACCCCCATGGGGTGTTTCCCCACCTTTGAGGGAGTATTTTAATATCCCATTCTTTATCTTTTACCTCTATAAGTGAGCGAACAAAATCGCGCGAACGGTGCCCATATCCGCTAAAGGTATCTATTGGACAACTGATTATACAAGTTGGTTTCATGCTAAAACTTCTTTTAATTTTTGTTCAAATTCAGGGGTATATTGGACGGGGTTTGGGTTATATGTGGTGTGTCCGTCACCAACTTTTTCTATACTAAATTTTTCCACAGGTTCCCAATTTTCAAATAAATGATCAATATTATCTATAAAATTCTGACCCATACCACTAGCTGCCATTCTTGCTTCCTCAGATAATAACCAATCACGACCCTTTAATCCTCTGCGTTTAATTTCATCTTTTCCTAAATTGTAACATTTTAAAAGAGATAAACCAGCATCTTCTACATCTACTTGAGTAGCATAAATATATGGGGTAGGAGGTGAACCTTTTAATGAACGTGTTTTACCAAACATTGGTATAGCCCATTCTCCGCATTTTTTGTATTTACCATTGCTATTAGTAGGAAATTCAGTCGTAAAATTAATCCAATCACCATTTTCATCTTCAAAACGCATTTGGTCTTGCATACCCCCCTGAACGGGTGCTATTAGCATATTACCAGCCATAAGGCCTTCTGTGAGTGATAATCCCCACCCTTCATTATCAGTCATCATAAATTGAGCATCTGCCATATTATAATAATAATTAAGGGTTTTTTCATCACATTTACCATAAGTAAATTTAATTTTATTTTTATTAGGATCACACATAGTTTCAATAACTGCAGGTATATCTGTACCATTATTATCTATAGGGTCTGTGTGCATTATGAATAAACAACGCTCAGCTTGTTCAGGGGTTAATTGGTCTGTAAATATTCTCCAAGCAGTAACTAAATCACCAGGATTTTTACGGCGAATATTTCTGCTATTCCAAAATACCACAAAATCATATTCCTTACCCTCATAGAATTTTTCTTTAAATGCTTCAAATTCAAAATCGTTAACAATAGGGAAGAATTTTTTATCATCTATGCCATGGGGGACATATTGGGTTTGCCAATCTTCTTTTGGGTAGTCCCTAAGTACATTTTTAACTAGATTTTTAGTTTGTTTAGAAATACAAAGAAGAAGGTCATCTGAACGATAAAAATCTCTATTATACATTGGATAAGGTAAATCATCCCATATAGTATAAAAAATCATAGGGATTTTAGTTCTAATTTCCTTTTCCATTCTATATAACCATGTCCAATAACGTGGGTCCGTAAAATGAAGGATAGCATCTGGCTTTTCCTGTTCAAGAAGTTGACGGATAATTTGGTCATCTCCATACCCACTCCATGGAATTACTTTCACATTAGAATCAGATAACCCAGTTACTTCATTTATCTGGGGGCTCAAATCATAAGCATTACCCTGTTCAGGGTGCTTAACGGCAGCCCCTAAATTTACCCAATTAAAATGATGGGCTGTGTTTAGGACAATCTCTTTGCCCATAGTACCTATACCACTGTGTAATCTAATATCATCACAGAGGAATAGTATTTTTTTTCTCTCCCCTTGGGGAATATAACCTTTTTTCATTAAATAAAACCTTTTTATTGTTTATAATCCACTACCACTAACGGTTAGGTCAGTATGTGTATGTAAAGTTTTTGCAAATTCCTCATTAGTTAAATAAAGATGTATACTTCTATTTACTAGTTTTTGAAGGTTAAACTTTTGTCTAATTGAAGCAACTTTAAAATCTTCAAATAAACGTTCTTCTAATTTTACGGATGTTAATTTTAGTGCCATGTTGTATATGTTTACATATACATATACATAAATCACAATTCCCCCGCCCTTTTAGCATGTTTTATTGCTTCTTTTACTCGAGGATGTTCTAGTATTTTTAATTTTTTTTCTATATTTTCCCCATAAACATTTGTTTTAGTTGATTCTTCAAATAAATCGTCACCCACTTCCTCTACCATTTGGTTTAAAACCATATCGTGAGCATGATCTTCATCCCATTCTTCTTCTTCAACTATATTTCCTTTTTCTATAACTTTTTTTGGCTTTAATTGCTCAAACGCAAAATTTGCTGCAATAACAAGTGCAATTGCAAGTGGATCAAATACAAAAATTATAACCAATAAAAGTATATTAATAATCTGGTCCATTGGTTTACCTGTTAAACCAGATAAATACTTAAGGGGACCAAGTTCGCCAGCTATGTTATTATTACTAGTTACCTCAACTATTTCGGTTTCATAATCGAATAGCTGTTGGTTTAGGTTATCTACTCTAGAGTTAATTTCAGTCTGTCTTTCAATAGCTTGATCAAGTTGTTTTTCTAAGGCTCTTCGAGTAGATGACGAAGTTGTTGTTATTAGTTGGCCAGTTTCTTTGTCTTTATACTGTATTACATTGTTAGATAAGCCAGACCTCAGGTCGCTCACGGCCTCGTTAATAGAGGATTTTTCATCGCTGTATATCGTAAGTTGTTCTTTTACATTATCCCTTTTAGTTTCTATAAGAGAGATTTGAGCATCTATATTGCCAGCTAAAGCCGCAGTTTCTTGATACGCAGCAGATAAGAAACCATAAATACCCATTGATGTAATTAAAATTAATACCAAACAAGCTACTGAAAGGTAGTATTTTAATAATCGAGGTAAATTTTTTCGGTATTGATAAAGTAGTGAGGCTATTACTAATTTAGCTATTTCAAGTGAAGCAGCCATTATTATAACAGCAAATGCCGCTCCAGCAAACAACTTACTTAAACCACTTACAGAGTAGAAAGCAGCTGATGCTGAAACGGAAAGAGCAGATAGTGCTATTATAAAAGGAAATAGCTTATTTTGTATGGTTTTTATCACAGAATTCAGGTTTATCTTTAAAGGGACACCACTTACAGTTTTTATCTGATGGGTTTTTAGTGTACTCCTTCACCTGATACATATCATCCTTAAAACAGTCTTCAATAAATTCATGGAGATGTTTAGATACACGATTCATAGTTACCTTACCTGATGAGGGTTCATATGTTTGAATACGTGAAGCCATCGCAGGGTATTTTGGATCTTTTGGGATTTTACGTTTTACAATGAAATATTTACAATCAATTGAATCAACTGGGATATTATATTGTTCCGCAAAATATCTTTTATATAGAACCATCTGAGCCATTTTAATTTTATTTTCTTTATCCCATTTCCCCCAACCTCTAGTAGATGTTTTAATATCCCATATAGTTACTTTTTGAAGATCTTCATCATAGAATACTAAGTCAAGTTTACCATAAAGCATAATATTAGGATGCTCTTCGTGAGGGGGTGTTAGTATAGGCATTTCTACACCTAATAATCTAGTTCCCCTTTTTGAAAAATACATCTGACGCCTTTGGAGAAAAAAATCAATGATATTAAGACCATCATTTACAAACTCCATAATTTCTTTTTTAGTAGAAAAATTTTCACCAATTTGTTCTTTATAGTCCTTATACATCTGCATAAAGCGTTGTTGAAAATCTTCATAGATAGGAAACTCATCAGCGGCTTTAATTGATGTATTATACATTAAATCAAGATATTCTTGGAGAGTTTCATGCATTGCAGAACCAAATGCTAAATGTATATTTGGGGGTTGGCGCATTTTATCAATATACATTAATTTCCATTTATGGGGGCACTCTAACCATAAAGAAAGTTGAGTATAGGAAATCATCCTATACTTTTCAAAGTCCATTTGGGGGACAACCGTATTTTGTATGTTTTCTAAAATCATTTAAACTTACCTTGTTGTACAATTTGCCCTATAATCCCATATACACTAAGATCTTTAAGTGTATCTTCTATAGGTTCTCCTACTGTATCAGGTTCTCCTACTACAACCAAGTTTTTTAAACGTTGGATTTTATCATTTATCCTAAACCATAATCCTGTAAGTGCTAATTTAATATCAGCATCTGTTTCAAGATTGGTTCCTACATTTACATTTGAAGTACCATAATTACGGTGTTTTTTACAGAATAAAACATACTGTTCCATCATAATTTTTTTATACTCTTCTGTCAATTCAGGGTATTTTTCTTCACACCACTTTACAGCGGCGTCATCTTCTTTAGTAAAGTTAATCATATTATTGCTCTTCCTTTTTGTTGTTCCCAATCTCTATTAGATCTAACTTTATCGTTAGTTTCTAATGCTGATTTTAGTGTTTTTAGGTCTACACCTAATTGATCCCCTAAATAAATTAAAGCGTTCATGTCTTTAGGGAAACAATGTCCACCAAACCCAAAATCACTATCAGGTCCTGGGACTGCCCAGTGTGATTTACCTAACCTTTCATCATAGATAGCATATTCTATTACTTTATCATAATCAATCTCTAACTCATCACATAATTGATAAATTTCATTAGCGAATGAAACTTTAGTTGCTAAAAAGCAATTAGTAATATATTTAACCATTTCAGCATGAGTAGATCCTGTTTTAATGATTTTAGCTTTAGGAAATACCTTTGCATAAATTCTACGTAATTTAGTAGTCCCTGGGCGGGGGCCTCCAAGTATAATTCTATTTTGATTGTTAAAATCCTCTACAGCGTTTGCTTCTGTAAGGAATTCAGGATTGAATATGATATTTAATGAACAATATCTATCATTCCATTTTGATATCGTGCCGGGTGATACTGTTGATTTTACTACAATTGTTTTTTTGACTTCTTGATCGTTTGCTAATAAATCTATGTTAACTAATTCTTTTTCTAAGATATCAGTATGACAACTCCCATCTTCATTCATCGGAGTTGGTAAACATAAAAATATAGTATCACTTTTAAAAACTAAATCTTTATATGTAGAGTTACATTTAGATTTATCTAAGTCATATGTTAATATGTCATAATAGTTTTTAAATTTTTGGTAAACTGCATTACCAACAAATCCTTGTCCTATAATTCCTATATTCATTTTTTTAAAAGTTGTTTAATTCTATTTTCTTGTAACCCTATATGTTTAAGGAAGGTTTTAGTCTCTTTCTTCCCTAAAACATCTAAATATTCTTTAGCTTGCTTACATGAACACTCAAAATACGTACTTACTATAACAAGTAAATCAGAGTTATAAGATTTTTCCTTACTACCCTTTATCCATTTATTAAATCTAAATTTATCACCAGTCATAGATTGATAATATTTAAAAGATTCTTTTGGGGTAACATCGTATCCCTGTAAACGATTTACTATATCTAACATATTATTATTAAAACCTAAAGCTCTATTAATAATAAATTTATTATAGGTTTTTTGTTCGTCTTCATTAAGATCCTCCCATTTAATCTTTTTATCATGTACTAATTTTAGAAAATCAAAGGGAGTCATTAGCTTCTTTAGGTAAGAATTCTTCATTTACATGACCACACTTGGCACACGCAAACACAGAAATAGGGATCAATGCAGGTTGTCCATTAGGGGATAACATAGGTGATAATTTACGCATTAAGGATACTTCTGTAAAATGTTCATGGTGACATTTATCACAGTGAACTGGGGTTGTTTGT